AAGTATCCGGCAAATAGCTGGTTCGGTTGCTGCCCAAGCTGAATCATGGCACTGATGGGTGATTGTTGTTTCGCTGCTTGATACAGCCCTTGAGTTGCCGCATCGTCCATCTGATACAGCTCAAATTCTAGACTTACCGCGCGGATGCCGGGCGAGACAGCTCGTGGCGAGATCGAGCCAAACTCATGAGCGCGCACATCTAAGTTGTTATTCAACGACAGTTGAGCGTCGGTGAGCGTAAAAAACTGGCCGGGGACATTCCCCAGCCAGGCCTGCCCAAGATGGCCGGGAACAATCGAGTAATCAAATGTTCCAAGTGCTGGCTCTGGAGGAAACGCACTGAGCTGTCCGATTCCGCTTGAAAAACTCGTGCTATCCACGAGCTCCTGTGCGACTCCGTTGAACACAAACTCGTGAAAGTCTCCGTTTACTTTAACGCTCATCTGATCCACGGCTGCTCCGCACAGGATACGGTGGACTGCGGAAGTTGGGGCCCAATAGTCAAACACAGTCGCCGTAGGAAGGGCTGTAGCAGGGAAGTACGTCGCTGTCGGGCCGGTGCTGGAACCTGAGACTGGTGCCGCCGAGAGCGGTGCGTTCAACTGGACCGAAAGAGTATCAATGACAGCGGTTACGAACCGGATTTCTCCAAGGTACGCGACGGCCTGCCCGGCAATGAGGCCGTGAGGCGCCGCAAACGCCAACGTGGAGGCGGTCGAACTCACCCCAAGCGTGCCGCCGGGGGACATCAGTGCTCCGCTGCCCAGCGCGGCTTGAAATAGCGGTCCATAACTCGGCGAGCTTGGACCTCCCGCCCAGGTGGTCAGCAGCGTGTTCAGCTGGAATGTGGTCCGTCGACGGCCGCCAGGCGGCAAACCGGCAAACGTTCGACTTCCGGTCTTGTCCTTGCGACTTGTCACCTCGAGCTGTTGTCTGGCCGAGAGTTTTACAGCTGGGATCCGATTGTCGGAAGTAATCAACGGTACCTGGCCATAGGTCACTTCCGCAGCGCAATAAAATCGGTTCGCATTGGAGGAAATATATACGGACATATAGTTACTCCACACTCGCGTCCAAATGGACCGAGATCTTTGCAGATTTTATGAAGTTGCGGCCACCGTGCTTCACTGGTCCGAACGAAACTTCGTACCGGCCGGTGTAGAAGAGGCCTTGGCCCCAGTCACCTCGATTCTGATTGAGTGTCTGGGTTACCGCGGCAGTATACAATTGTGAGGCCCGATCAATTCCCCCAAGGCGGTCTTGTGATACTCGCACATCGATCATCATTTCGATCGTTCCAGAGAAGCTTCGAAACTTCTCCGTCAGGGTATTCACCATCTTGTCACAGTAAATGTAAATTGCCGTGTACTTTGGTTCAACGCTTTTCTCGGCAATGTCGGTTGATACATTGTCGGTGAAGAGATTGGTGGGCGGGATAGGCAGGACCGTTACTAGTTCCGACTGAGCCAACGCTGCTAGACTCGCATTCAGTCCATTCGGTGAAGCTAACAATTCCTGAAGTTTTGATGTGGCCCTGCCAGCTATACTGAGCATGCCGATTAGCCTCGTTGGAGGAATCGTGGTACCTGGGAATAATAGTTCGGCTCTTGTCCCGATCCTGGGGTTCGTCCCTGCACTAAGCCGGACGGTGGCAGAAGCCACGTCTGATCCAGGGCAAGGGGGATAGCGTTTTGGAGCGTGATTGAGTCAATCGCTACACCCGCATACACATTCCACGCCACGGCATTGGACGGTGGATTAGTAGGTGTGACCTGTACCGAGTTTTGATCGGAAGCGTTGATCGACGTGACCGAGCTGGCCATTCCTTCTTCGCTCCTGGAATTCAGCCATGCCACTTGCGCGTAATACATCGTCGCGGACTGTGGCCCGCTCAAGAGACGGATTTCAGGGCTGCTAGCGACCGCAAGAGGATCCGAGACGACGCCAATCCCCGTTTGGAACAACATGGCCGATGCCTGCTTCGCAAGACCCTGGTACTCCTTCCACTTGGCCGCATATCTATCGTTTAGCTGACTTCCGTAGGCGTCACGATAGACCAGTTCCAGGGCGTGAAACGTGTGCCATAACCGTAGTGGTGGTGTCACCACTATGTTCGGAAGTTGCAGCGCACTGACTGACGTCGCTACGCTCCCCGGCCACCAGAGCGACGGGCTTGTGCGTGAAAATGCTGAGCGCGAAAAGGCTGACCTGAGCGCCACACCCACTTCCTCTTGCGCAAGCGATATTTTAGCTGATGCATCAATCCCTTCGTTACTGGCGACATCGAGGACCCCACTGTCTTGCGCCGCCAGTTGATCCAGATTTGAGATCGGAGCATCGGTAAACAGAGCCATCTGTGTGGTCCGTTCTGCTACTCTTTTGTGAAGCGTTTTGTTTTCACAAGGTCAGCTGTCGGTACAAGGGTCACTTGCATTCGGCTGGCTGTCGCCTCAGTATCGGCGTCTCTTTTTGCTTGTGCCTTCCGTTCTTGAAATTCCTTTGCGGCTTCCTCGCTCGCCAAATGCCCGCGTCCATCGGCAATCATTTTGGCTGCAACCGCCTTGGGGACCTCAGTGAGCAGGCCCTCTTTACCGCCGTCAGACGTCTCGTGACTTATCAGGACAACGAAGGGCTCGACCATGCTGCTTTCGAACTCACGAATCTTTTGAAAGTACGATTTCAAGTTCATAGCTGGCTGTGTATGCACCCAGAAATCGAGTCCGATCCGGGGCAATTAGGGAAAAGTTAGGAGTTCACCTGCACCGCAAAAGTGTTGCGAAGAGCAGCGGCGCCATAAAGAACATCGACTGTAAACTGTTGCGAAAGCGTGTTCGGCTGATAACTCATGATAACTCGCATTCCGAAGTTTCCGAGATCTGCATACTCCGCGATTGCCCCGGTTCCCGGTAGCGGTTGCGGAAGGCGACGTATTACCAGGCCGATCGCATCACGAACGAACGCGAGGTTGTGCGTGGTTACCGGCGAACTTCCAGTTTTGGCCACCAGTTGTGATCTGAATACGAAGAAATCCTTGATTTTTCCGACCGTGCCCTCGATTAGAGCTCGGAGGCCCGCCTCGCCAGCCGTTTGGAATTCGCTAAACCGAGGGATCTGCCTCATCTGTGAATACGTGCTTGCATCGACGATCAGATGCTTCGGCTGGCTAGAGGGAACTTTGGCCTGAAACATCGCCGTTTCAGCAGCGTCGATGACAGCTTCTGTGATTGGCGTCCCAGCGACACCGACCGGGGTGTTCGCGGAGAAACTTGCGTACAATCCGAGCAGGTCTGACTCAATTCGCTCTGCGATCGCAATGACGGCGGGTTGCATGTAAACCCGCAATAGGTCGGGGACAGCTAAAACCTTGGTGACATCCGGGATTTGAAACGTTGCCTCCGCGTGAGTGTTAAGCACAATTTGAGCATTCCCCAAACTTGGGTTCTGTGTTGTTACTGTTCCCCCTTCAGCAATGTTGTTGGCGACGAGTGTCGGTGGAATGGGCACATTCACCGTGTCGCCAGCCTGGGCTAGGGTAGGCTCATAGTCTCGGTTAACAAGATTTCCCAAGACGAGGTTGCTGACAAGTGCTGGCAAAGCGTCGGCCGCCACAAGTTTTACTATCGCGGAAGCTACATTCGTGGAAGTAATTGCTGGCATTAATATCTCCTATAGTTAGTTGAACGCTGCAAATCAATTCGGCTACGAGCCGCGAAGAGCCTGAGCCGCTACTCGCGCAATCTCTTGCCGAGCGCTATCCAGATCCTCAGGACTCATCCCAGGCCTGATTTTGTCGAGGTCAATCGACCCACTAGAACCTGACGATGATTTTTGCGTCGCCGGGATTCCGGAGCCGCCGGATATTCGAGCTGGCAGAAACTCCGGATTGGAACTGACAAAACTTGCAAGATAGTCCTTCAGTGTCACCTCGCCAGCCTCCGTCCTTGCTATCAGTCGCCCCTCATCGGTCCTTGCAATGTCGTCCCTAACCGCCTTAAAGGCCAAGTCCACCTTTCCCACACCCAGCCGCTGCAACTCCGCCCTGATGGCGGCGCTGCGCTCGGCCTCGTCAGCGATCTGCCTGCTTCGTTTGTTTTCCTCGATAAGGTCGTTTACCCTACGCTCCAGCTGCTCTCGGCGTTTCCGTTCTTCCTGTAGCTCTGCTCGGTGGGCCGGCTCGGCCTTTGCTTGTTGTGTACGCGTGTATTCCTCGATTGCCTGCCTTACAAGCGACTGCACATCGACGCGCTGCGGCTCCGTCGATGTCACTTTCTCCCGTCTAGTCTCCTCCATGGCTTTCCTTCTTTCCAATAAACGATGCAAATGATCGATCTATTTCCTCAGCGATTTGATTCTTGACGCTCTGGCGGAGATCGCAGAAATACTTGAAGGCCAACTTTTTGTAAAGCTGCTTTTTCAATGTTTCCGACTCTATCCCTAGCGACAATAGTTTGCTCGCATCATCTAACTCAGCGCTGAAGTCTCCGATGTCGAATTCGTCCAGACCCGAGACATCAATCAACAGGCCGTCCTGCCGGGCCATGTTGATAGCGGACAGCACTTGCTTCATGGTGTGCTTGACAGCATCCCCGTAGGCTCGCAGCACTTCCTGGGTTATGCCAAAATCACGCTGCTTGCTGAGGCCAGATTGGCTTGTCTGTGCGGAGCTCGTGCCGCCGGCCTGGGCCATCAGGTGACATACTCTGTAGATCTCATCCTTGAGGCGCTCCAAATTGTCGGCTGCTATTTGAAAGACGTGCCCCTCGGGTTCTGTCCAACCGAATTTGTCGTCAGGCCCGAGTTGGATATAGTAGGATTCGCCCACGATCTGGCTCCACTCGCGCTCGGAGTAGATGACCGGAATAGCGAAGAGTCCCATTGTCAAGGCCCAGGATAATGCGTTGGATTTGTTGAAGTGTTCTAATTGCAACAGGGCGGCTTTGTTCATTAGCCAAAGGCCTTCGGAAACCTGCAACGAGAACAGAGGCACTGTGGCTTGCGAAGCTAGCCCGTGACGCCCTTCATCGATCAACTCAATTCTGCTCGATTGTCCGGATGGACTTACAGTCGATTGATATGCTTTGAAGATTTCACGATCGTAGTAGATCCAGCGCGTTTCTTTCACCCATGTGTCGCCTTCGGCATTGGCTTGTCTTAGTGACGAGGTGCGAAGAACGATCCACTGTAGTGTGCCATTGCTATCATAACTCCAATTGATCACCTCATCCGGAGAGTAATTGGCAAGAAAAGCACGTGATTTGCCGACCGCATCCTCTTGCGCGCGAGTGGTAACCGGGGCAGTCACTCGGGGAAAATCGACTACGATATAGCCCTTACCGGTTATCAACGCTTGTACTAATTGCTGGCGAAAAAAAGCCGTGAGAGATGTGCCCCTGAGGTCGCAGTTGTCTGAAAAAGTTGCAAAGAACTCTTTGCCTGAGTTGTTCGACCCATCATAGGTAATGATCGGCTCCCGCCGCATGAGGGTGGCTGCATACCAGTCAATGATCGAGCCAATATAGTTCTCATAGAACACACGACTCAGACGTTCGGCGTAGACTTCATTGGGCTCCTTGCTCCGGCGCACGAGATATTCGGCTGCGTGCTCTCGAAGCTGCTCACCGCCGGCATAGAGATGCCTATACTTAATCCAGGTGGACTGTGACCGACCGTAATCGGGATGTTCGACAGTGATATTCAACATGCAGTCAAGTCGTTAAAACAGGCGCTTGGGGCGATCTCCAATCTGTTGAAGTGGCCGGCATTCTTGCCAGAGCAGGTACCCTAGAGCGTCGGAGACATGGGTCCTTCTGCGGTCTTTATCTTTGTCGGGAATATTACTGTCCGCCTTGTACGAGACCTGTTCAAAGTCCTTAATCAGCTCGATGCACTTCGCATCCACGTAGAGCTGAAGATTTCCGGAGGCACTTTTCAGTCTTGCATTGGTCAACGTGATCCGGTCACGGACGCTGGGATTGGCCTTTGGTACTTTATAATGCAGAGGACCATGATAGTTTGTCGCGAAATATTCGCGCACGATGTGATAGTCGGATGTGCCGGTTGTGTGCAAATTGTTTCCGGAAGCATCACCATACACTGCAATTCCGCGGGGATGGGACGGAAAACGGCGAGTGAATTCCTCGCATGCTTGCAGCGTACTCGCGTGGCGCAGGATGATTTCATCTAGAACGAACACGGTTCCGTCAACGACCTGGGCGACCACGGAGCACATCGGGTCGACATTGAAATCCAGGGCCCACAAAAGTGGGGCGTCGGGTCGAACTTGAATGCTCGTAACGTTTTCTTGACGGTTGAAGGCGTAATAGACCAACCCGGCGTGAACGTTGAGGTATTTTCCAAGGACTTCCTGTTGGAAAAACGAATCATCGTAACTGCTTTTCAAGAGATCGTAGAAGTCGGGAATCTGCTCGAGCAGGTAGCGATTTTCGAAGGGCCGGGCAAGAGTCGTGTTGTAGCCTGGACGGGGATCGGAAATAAACTTGCGATAGACCCAATCGTAGCCCTTTGGCGTCCAGACGGCGAACCCACAGAGGCGGGTGGCTTTTGGATCCCGTAAGCGGCCTTCCAGGACCAGCCAGGCAGCCTCGGGGCTGTAGGTCAGTTCGTCCAGAGCGAACCAGGCGAGGTTGGTGCCTCGCAAGCGCTCGAACTCATCGATCGACCGGCACAAAACACGGGACTGCGTGTCGACCATGGTAAGGACGTTGTCGCCCTTGCTGTATTCGTACGGGATGAAGTTGGTATTCAAGATGTCAAAGAGCGTGGCCAGCGTGGCATCGCGTAGCATCGGGTAAGTAGGCGCCCCGATGAGACCGACCCGGCCGCTGTTTAGATAACTCAATTTGATAGCTTCGTGACACAGTGCCTGACTTTTGCCGGAGCCGATGGGCCCCGAGAATCCTTTGAATCGCGCTTGAGAGCTATGGAACCGTTTTTGCGAGGGAAGCGGAGAATACTTTATTCCTCTGAGGCAGACTCCGTCTCGCTGGGCTCGATCCATGTAACCTTGATTTCCCTTGGCTGGTCGATTTGCATTTCTTTCTGCAATTGCAACAGCTTAATGAAGTCGCCGAAGGTGGCCTTCACTTCGGACGATCCCAGCTTCTCCTCCATGCGCTGAATGGCCTTGTCCAGGAGCTGGGCGCGGTGCGCAGAGCGGCGCCCCGAGGCATCCGGCGGTGATGTTTCGTCATCGGGCATCGGATTGACCGGCTCAAAGCCACTTTCAGTTTCAACACTACAGCGGAGATGGGCGGGGATGACGGCTTCGGGGTAATTAAGTTATTGAAGAAAAAAGTAATAGAAATTTTCGGCGACCGTGATTCCAACGGCGCGCGGCGTGCACGCGGAGACTACTTACCGGACTTGCCGGCATTCTCCACGACGCTGCGCGCCAAATAGCTGACGACCTTGGCTTCGTTGCGAGCCACCTCATAATATGCGGCTTTGAGCAGCTGATCCTTGCGGTTGAGGAGGGTTTCGCGGATGGTCTGTTGAACTCTAGGATCGGTGAGCTCACGCTGGCCGGAGGGCTCCTTGGAGATGACTTTTAGGATGCGGAATCCATCGGGTGAAGGAAGGACGGGTGAGATCTCACCGGGCTTCATTCCCAGAATGACGCGCCGCAATTCGGGGCTGGTTTTGTCGAAGGCGGACTGAGGAACGAAGCCGAGATCGCCGCCGTTCTGAGCGCTGTTCGGGTCTTCGGAATAATTCTGAGCGAGCGAACCGAAGTCTTCGCCAGCGCGGAGGCGAGCCTCGATGGCCTGTATCTTGCGCTGTGCTTCTTCCGGGTTCCGCGCCTTGTCGCTCTTCAGATTGTGGGCCGTGGGATCGAGCACAGGAGTGACGACGATCTGCGCGAGGTGAACCTGGGGCTCCGCCAGGTTAAAGCTGGATTTGTTGGCGTTGTAGAAATTGGATACGTCGGCATCGGTGATAGTGATGTGCGAGGTAATTTCCTTGTTGAACAATTTCTGAATGCTCAGGTCGCGCCGCAACTGCGCCTTGAGGTCCTCGGCTGTCATCTTTCGATTGCGAAGCTGCCGCTCGAACTCTTCTTTGGTGTACGGAGCCTTCAGCTCATTGAACTTCGATTCGACATCCGCATCCACGGCCATCAGGCCCATCTTCTCGGCGCGCTGCAGCATGATTTCGTTGTCGATGAGGTTGCGCAGCAATTCGAGTTTCTGGATCATCACCTGGTCTTCACTGGATCCTTCCGGGGATCCGGTGAACTGCGTCTGAAAAGTCTTTTCCAGCTCCCCGAATGTGATGACGCGGTTGTTCACGGTAGCAGCCACGTTGGCGGATGGCGATTTTCTGCAGGCCGCGGGCAGAAGCAAGAGGAGCAGCACGCCGCCGAGAGCAATTCGTTTCATGACGGAAGTATTTATTCTACTGGAAGTGGGCGGCGCGGAGAGGCTATACTGTTTCGTCCAAGGAGAAACAACATTGCGAGTGGGAATGATCGGAACGGGCGCTATTTCGAATTTGCACGCGCGCGCTTATAAAAACATCGGTTACCGGATCACGGTGTGCACAGATATTTTTGAAGAAGGCGGACGCCGTTTCGCCGATGCCAACGGCGCGGAATTCGTGAAGACGTACGAGGAAGTGTGCCGGCATCCGGAAGTGGATTACGTGGATGTGTGCACGTTCCCGGATTTCCGGCTGCAGCCGCTGCGGATCTGCGCGGAAACCGGAAAGCACATCCAGGTGCAGAAACCGATTTCGACGACCCTGGAGACGGCGCGGGAGATGATCGATGTGGCGCGCCGGGCGGGCATCCAACTGGGCGTGGTGAGCCAGCATCGTTTTGACGATTCCAGCCAGTTTGTGGCGAAAACTATTGCGGAGGGCCGGCTAGGCAAGCTGTTGCAGTGCGACTGCTACGTGAAGTGGTATCGCTCGCCGGCGTATTATTCGCGGCCGATCAAGGGAAGCTGGGCGACCGAAGGCGGCGGAGCGCTGATCAACCAGGCGATCCATCAACTGGATATTCTGCGGTGGCTGGCGGGGCCGGTTCAGGAATTGTTTGGATACTGGCAACTGGGCGCGCGGCACAAGATCGAATCGGAGGACGTGGTGAACGCGGCGGTGCGCTACAGCTCCGGAGCTACCGGCGTGTTCCAAGCTTCGACGGCGTTCTGGCCGGGATACACCGAGCGCACCGAATTCCACGGGACGAAGGGCACGGCCATCATCTCGGGCGACAAGCTGACCACATGGGACGTGGAAAACGATTCGGGCGAGCCCGCGCCGGTTTCGAAAGAAGTGGCTTCCGGTTCGTCTGATCCCATGGCGATTTCGGTAGAACCGTTCGAACGGCAGTTCCGCAATTTCGGCGACGCGATTCGGACGGGACGGAAACCGCTGGTGGGTGGAGAAGAGGGATATCAGGCGCTCGAGATCGTGCACGCGGTTTACCAATCGTGCCGGACGGGGGAGAAAGTAACGCTGGGTGGACCGCGAATGCACGCGAATGCTCGCGAATGAATGTGGGTGGAACGGCAAGGACTCGGAAAATGCGTCTGTCCCAAAAAGCTCCATTTCCAAGCGAATGGTTTCAATCCGAACGATTCTGGAAGTGTCGCGGCTCAAAAAATGAACAATGACCTAATTTGGAGGAACTGCGCTAATACCATCCAAGGAGGCCTACTGTGAGTTCACGTGGTATGGCTGTCCTCCCCCTGTTTGCTGTCCTTTTGCAGTTACAAGAACCGGCAGCCGATACAGACTTCTCGTGCATTAGCTCTCTTGAACTACCCACAAGAGGATTGCTTGCCGCCGGCGCCGGGGCTTCCGGCACGGTTCATGTGGCGGCCGAGATTGGCAAAGAAGGCCAATTAGCGAAGTTGACGCTAACCGGAGGTAACCCTGGGCTGCAGGGCGAAGTTCGCGTTGCCATGAACTTGTCGCGGTTCGCAGCGAGATGTCATTATCGGACGGTGGGATTTGTGTTTGCGTTTACTCTGCAGGATCCGCCAACGGACTCGATTACTCCACCCGGAGTCCGTTTCGTGCCACCGAATCGATTCGAATTAGTTTTCCGTCGGGTGAAACCGAGCTACGACCCGGCGCCTCCTAAGACGGATTCGAAGTAGTTGCGTGGCACGAATCCGCGATAAAGTTCCCGGGGGGACCTGAAGGAGAAGCTAGGGGGAAAAGCTAGGGACAAGTGTCGGGCATTGGCGCGGCAGACCCAAATCAAGCGATACTGTTTTCGGATGTTTGAGAAACCGGTAAACACGCGGGCTGTCCCCGGGTTTCCCCCCCCGGGTTTCCCCCCCGGGATTGTATACCTTCATGCCGCCGGGATGGGG